TTTCAATCACGGGGAGTACAACCTCTTGGATTGGATGTATTGCACTTTCGAGCCGTTCCTCGACTTCGACTATCATGCTGACTATCTGGATATGATGGATGACAAATCAATAGCTCTCGAAAACGAAGATGCCTGGAAGGCATGGACAAGCCTACGAGTTCAGCACCCGAACATGGCTCATATACCAAACTCAAGATCAAAGAAGCTCATGATTCGGCTTCTAGCGATGGAGACTTTCAACCCAGAGGCTGTTTGTGAACAGATCCGAAAAAGCAGAGTTGATCCTGGAGATTTGTGCATGGCACTCTACCCCAAAGAGAAGGAGTTCAAACTGGAAGCCCGCTTGTTCGTGATGATGTCTTTTACTCTACGGTTTTATCTCGCACTAGTCGAAAAGAATTTCAAAGAATTAATGAAGGGATATATCGAAGAGCAATCAATGACAAAAGGAAGAAAGGGAACTATGCAGTACCTAGAAGAGCTCTCCAAAGTCAAGCGAACGGAAGATTTAGACACTGTGTTTATTGAAATAGATCTTACAAGGTGGAATCTCAATTGGAGAGCAGAAGTTGCTAACCATATTAGTTATGTAGCAGATGACATATTTGGTGTACCCGGAATGTTCTCAAGGGGCCACGAATTCTTCTCAAAATCAACAATTGTTGTAAGGGTTGCGAATGACACTCCTGAAGGTATTCTTCCTTTCAGCCATCCGAGGGACTGGCCTCTGTCTGACCATGTATGGAGACAACACGAAGGGGGGTTTGAAGGAATCATACAAGGACAGTGGACTGAAGCTACCCAAGAGCCAATCAAAAAGACAATGAGAGAAATCTCTGAAGTCAAGGGTTATCGATTGCTCGGTCAAGGGGACAACCAGATCATTGCTGTAAGTTATCATCGAACCCAAGAAGACGCAACAGCTCAATCTATTCGAATGAGAAAATTAATAGCCCGTAGACTCAAGCACAATTTTATGCTCGTCAACCAGGTCGTAAAACCTGAAGAGTGCCTAAGCTCGAGGAATGTTGTAACATACTCTAAGATCATATGGGCCAACGGCGTTCAGATCCCGACGACTCTGAAGCACGCTGCAA